GCGTAGCCGGTGATCTGGCCGTTGGAGTAGATCGGCACCTGTTCGATAGCGTTGTAACTTACTGTGCCGTAGGGGTTGATTTCATTTGCGTTAGAAGCAGCACTGCTGTATTGACTAGCTTGCTGATTTTGCTGATTTTGTGCTGCCGCTGTGGCATACGGATCAGGCGCAGAAGGTTGACTAACCATGACTATGACCCCGAAGACTGTTCTGGCTACCGCGCTCATTCACACGGGCGACGACTGCTTTCTCTGGCCGTTTTCGGTCAACAAGCGGGGATACCCGCAAATGTGGTACGCCCCCGACAAGACTTGCCGCGAAGTTCACCGCATCGTTTGCATTCTTGTGCGCGGTAGGCCCCGAGGGAAGTTCGACGCGGCGCATTCTTGCGGCACCCCGCGCTGCATCAGCCCCGTCCATGTCCGTTGGAAGACCCGTGGCGATAACCTCCGCGAAGGGAAGCCTCGGCAGGGGGAGGCTGGCCCCAGCAAACTCACCGAGGCCCAAGTCCGCGCGATCCGGGCGGACCCTCGTCCACAAACTGCCATCGCTAAGGATTACGGTATCGGCCAGATGACGGTGAGCAACATCAAGACGCGGTTCACTTGGCGACACATATGACGGCAGGTAGCGGCATTCTTCTTTCAGCATCCCAAAGACGATGGTGTCTCTGACGCCCTCAAGACCTAACGGCCTATACCCTTCATGAACGAAGCCCAGCCGCTGCACCTGCTGAAGCGCCCGGCGGTTGTCCGGCTCGACTTCGGCAGTGAGGCGTTTCGCTTGGGAGAAAGCCGCCGTGAAGATGGCGCGCAATACCCGTCGCGACATGCAGCGGGGGTCAAGAACCATGATCGTCACCCGGCCCTCGAACCAGTACGGAAACTCGATCGCGAAGATCCCGGTGATGTGGCCTTCGTCATTGCGGGCCCACGCCGAAAACCAGCGCGGAGCCTTGAAGCTGCACTGGCTGAAATCGACGCGCAGGTGCTGGGTTAGCATCGCCTGCGCGTCCTCGGGGAGGTTGCCGAATTTTACTCGCATGGAAAACCTCCCATGCTATACCCCCGGATATGACCAAAACATTCAGCATCAGGATATGCAGCGTCCCCGGTTGTAGACGCCCGCACGACGCCAAAAATTTTTGCAAAATGCATGGTCACCGTTTTCGCCGCTACGGTGACCCATTGAAAACTACGCATGTCCCGCATGGCGCGCACGAGGCTTTCGTCGTGCAGGCGCTCGCGCACAACAGCGATGAGTGTTTGCCGTGGCCGTTTGGACGCGCGGTCTACCGCTACGGCGCAGCGGATGGACGCACAGCGAGCAATCTGGTCTGCGAACGCGCGCACGGCAAACCACGCAAAGGCCGTAACCACGCGCGGCACACCTGCGACAACACGATTTGCGTTAACCCGCGTCATTTGCTCTGGGGCTCGCACGCCGACAACATGCACGACGCGGCGGTGCGCGGCTTGATGAAAAAGCCGTGGGCTATCGGAAAACCGCGTGGCACAAAGAAGCCTGTAAGCCCTTGATTTCATTACATTAATCCACCCAGTTCGTAAAGTACATCGACCCCGGTCAGCGAGAAGGTGCAACCGGTCACGTTGACGCGCACGCGCGCCGCGCCGACACGGCCGAGGCCGGTGACGCCTTGCCAATTCTGCTTCGGCTGGGTCGCCGCCGCCCAACTGTCCACGTCCCACGTCGCCAGATCCCACTCGGCCCCGCCCGAGGGACCTTGCGTCACCTCGGGCTGGTTGGTGGGCGGCTGATTGCTGTAGTCCACCTCCAGATCCATGAACGGGCGCGGCAGTCCGTCGGTGAGGCTGTAGAGCCGGATCATCTTGAAGTTCTTCTTCTGGACGCTGCCGTAGTTCGACCACGCAAAGCGCACGTCGGCATTGATCGCCGCGCCGTCGTCGTTGAGGTATTCGGAGCCGCCAAGGTAGATGCCGCCGGTCTCGGAGCCGAAATAGGTCTGGTTGTTGAGCCAGCCCCAACACCGTGCCGGGATGTCGTGCCACTTGGTCCAGATCTGCCCCGGCATCTTACGCACCATCTGCTGATATTGGCCGTTGCCGAGCGGCATGTTGCAGATCGCATGGTTGGTGTGGTGGTTGAGCATCGCCTGCCAGCCGTAGAAATCGCGGTGGCCCTTGGCGACGTCCTCGAACTCCTTCATGACGTTGAGATCGGACTTGCCCAATTGCTCGGTTTCGGCGCGGATCAGCGTCGTCATCGGCACCAGCCCCGTCGAGATCATGACGTAGAGGTCGCCGCCGAAATTGATGATGCTGTCCTTCGACATCGGCGCGTCGAAGCGGAATACGCCGACCAGCTTGAAGTCGGTGGCGGGATCGACGCCGGAATAGATCGCGACCTCGCCGTTAGAGGTGAAGATCGCAATCGCGTCGTCGAGCCCGGTGCCGCCGTCGATCGACCATGTGTAGATGCCCCGGATGCTGCCGCCGCGCTTGAAAATGGCGTTGAGCGGCACCACGAACAGCGCCCCGCTCTTGGTCTGCACCGGCAGGTAGTACACCGCGAGGTTCTCGTTGTCGGCGAACCATAAGCGGTTCATGTGCGACAGCACCTTGTCAAACTTGGCGGGCACGACCCACGTTTCCCCGGTGGGGGCGGTGACGGCTTCGGTGACGAAGGCGGTGCCGTCCCACGAGACCACGCCATCAACGCCGTTGACTAGGATGGTGTAATCGACGGAGGCGAGGTTGCTGAATGAGGTCCACGACCAATCGTCGCCGCCATAGCCGGTTTTGATCTCCACGCCGGACAAGTCGTAGAGCTTGCCGTTGCCAGAAGCGAAAGCGAGTTTGTTCGGCGCGCCGTAATACGGGATGATGGTCGAGATCGGCGTGTTGGCCGCGATCTGGCCCATCTTGATATAGCCGGGCCGCACGGTAATGCGGTCGTCCTCGATCACCCAGTTGGTCAGGATCGAGGCCAGCAGCGGGTCGGTCTCGGTGAGTTCGGCGGCACGGGACAGCCCTTTCAGCGGCGCGCTGAAATGCGCGACCCGGGCCGCAGGTTTGCCCTTGGCGCGGACCGGCGTCCCTCTCGGGTTCTTCAGCGCGACGTGTCCGTGCGGGGCCATCCTCATTGAATGCGCCCCACGTCTTCATTCATGTCGATCACGGGCGCGTTGCGTCCGGCGATCTTGTTGAGGCGCGAAATGAAGTCGCGCTGTTCTTCGCCGTATTCGAGCCCCTTGGCTTTCAGGAAACGGTACTTGAGGCCATCGACGGCGAGGCGCGGGTCGAACAGGATGATGTCGTTGTCGGCGGTGGGGCGCGATTTTCTGACCACGCCCCCGGCGTCGATCAGCCAGTTGCCGTCGCCGAGCAGGTCGCGGTACGGCGGATCGATCAGCAGCTCGTCGGCGACGTTCTGCAACAGCGCCGTCATCTGCGCGATGTCCTGATCGGCAGTGCCGACGATGTTGGTCACGGGGCGCTGCACGATCCCTATCTCAAGAGAAGCGTCTGACACAGCGTCGAGAACGGTCGCCAGTCTTGCCATTATGCAGCCGCCTTCAGTCGGAGGGTATCAATCAGGGTCTTCTGCGCGGCGATGGTGGTGATCGCCTCGTCGAACTGCTCTTTGATGGCGTCGAGCTGGCCCTGCAAATCGGTGACGATGGCTTCGTACTGGCCCGCCTTGCCGTGCAGCTCCATCATCTTGACGGCGCGGTCGGCGACTTCGATGATGTCGGGTGGCACGGTCTTGATCGCTTCGGCACGCCGCTTCTTGCTGACGATCTGGGCGAGCTGCTCGACGGTGTGGATGTCGCGGACGGCGCACATCTGGAAGATGTGGGGCGGGCATGCAGGCCAAAGCGCGAGAGGATAACCCACGATGGTTTTGCGACCCTCGCAGGTTTTCTTATACAGTTCCAAGGGTCCGGCATGATCGACGAAGTCGGCCTCTTCGGCCTCGCGCTCGACCGAAAGATACGGCGGTCGGTCCATCCGAATGCGGATGGTCTCGCGAAACAGCGGCAGCCCGTCAGGGCCGTTGCCGTCGCGCTCCCAGCCGGAATAGAACCGCACTAAAGTTGGAGTGTCTGACATAGTATCTCCCACGAGGAGCGCGGGGAAAACGGCGGCCGCGCTCCCCGCAGACGGCCGCCGTTATGCGGGTCAGGTGCCGCTTGCGAACAGCCTGCCCTGCATTGAGCGATTGGACATCGTCAGCGCCCCCATGAAGGCGAGGTGACGGGTCACCGCGTCCATGTCGGGGCTCTGGTCGGGCAGGTCGAGGCTTTCGAAATTGCGGCCCGAGTAGATTTCGAACTTCATGTACTTGGTGTTGAGGAAGTACGCGCCAGTAACACCCGTGGCGGCACCGTCGAAGACGAGCGGGGCCGATTTGTATTTCAGGGTCTCGAAGCCGAGTGCGCCCAGTCGGGCATCGGCGTAGCGCTGGTTCTCCTGCAAGCCGCTCTCGTAGGTGCCGTAGATTTCGCCGTCGGCGACAATGAGGTCGGGCTTCTCGGCACCGCGAATGAGCTTCATCCAGAGTGCGTTCATCGCGGCTTTCAGTGCCGGATATTGCAGGCCGGTGGCGCGGACGACCTGTTGATACTGGTTCTTCCAGAACGTCCACGTCCCGGCGTCGATACCGCCGACGAGGCCGGTGCCGTTGTCGGTCACGAACGCCTTGAGGCCCGCGAACGACTTCGCCACCGTGCCGTCGCCGTAGACCGCCTTGGTGATGTTGTTCTTCATGGTGGCTTCGGCGTTGTCGAGCTTGCCTTCCAGCAGGTTCAGGATGCGCTCTCGCGACCTGTTCTTCGCCAGATCCGGGCCCGACAGCGTCACGGACGCCACGGCATTCGCCGGGTCGTAATGCGCCTCCGAAATCGTTTCCTTGGTGGCGCGGGACAGCAGTTCGGTCCCCGTGTACCACGCGAAGGTTTCCTCGGCGTAGGTCAGCGGGCAGGCAATCGAACGGCCGCCCTCGATGACGCGAACGCGGTTGCCCTCGCGCAGAAGCGCGGTGACGGCGTTGGAGTTGGAGACGTTATCGGCGAACTGCTTGTGGTAGTTGTTGAGGGTGGTTGCGACTAACTGGTTGACGGTAGGCTCTGCCACGGTGGGCTCCTATGAGGTCAATACCCGACCTCATCGGCAGAACGCTCGATGGCATCCCGTATGCCCCCCTTCGAGGGCCCGTCCGCACCGTTAGGTCGCGCGACAGGCGTGGTGACGCCCCTCGTGTTTCCCCGCTGCGCGATACGCGCTCTCGCGACGTCATGCTGCGACTGGTTGCGGAATTGCTCCGCCTGCAACAGTTGCTTCCTGACTTCGGGGTGAGCCCAGCAGGCGGTGTCATAGGCTTCGGCCAGATCCCGGTCGGGATTGGCCTTGAACATGTCAATGAGAAACGGCAGCACGGCGTCGAAGTGAGGATGCAGGGGCCTGCCGTCCTTACTCTTTTCTTCCGCGAAACCGTCGATCCCTTGACGTGCATTCCTGAAGACCCATTCGGCGCGGGCTTGCTGCTCGCGCTGTTCTCTTTGCTGTAGCTCGCCCTTGAGGGCTTGGATTTCCGTCGTCGTTTTGCCGAGGTGGTCGGCGATGTACTTGACTGCCGGATCCTTCAGGTCCTCCGGGGAAAGGCCCATCGGGTTCGACTGCGAATTATTCAGAGCGGAGAAAATGCGCGCTGGGTCCAGCCCCATGCGTTGCGTCAGGTCCACCAGCAGATGGAATTTATCCTCTTGGCGTTCCGACGTTCCCAGACGGTGCCAGTTGGCCCATTCGTGGATCGCCTGAACCGGATGAACTCCCGCTGCCTGCAACGACCGCACGATCTGCGGATCGTTGAAGACTGGCGCAAGCGCCTGCGTGAACTGGACTGCTCCCGCACTCGCCTGTGATTTGCGCGTGAACTCGGCTTCCATTTCGCCGTGACGCTTCAGAAGAAAGGATTGCCCCTCCTGCGGAAGCTTGGCGAAGGTCGCCTTGTCTTCTGCGCTCCAGTGTTCCGGTGCCTGATTGCTTCTCGGCGCTTGCGCGGCGGCTGGATCAGCTTCGGTCGGCTGGACTTCAATCGGTTTCTTCGGGGCTGGATCGAGGGGTTCGATTGCTTCGCCCGGCTGGGGCTCCGTCGATTTGGATACCCAGCGACCGGATTTATCGCGCGGACGGTCATCAGATGCAAGTGGTTCTTCGGCAACGGC